TCGACTCATGGATGCGTTCGAATCAACGCCCTATCGTTTATGTTGCACTGCCACACCATCCCCCAACGACTACACGGAACTCGGAACTCACGCAGAGTTCCTTGGTGTATGTACTCGCTCCGAGATGTTGGCAGAGTTCTTCGTTCATGATGGCGGTGAAACGCAGAACTGGAGGCTCAAGGGACACGCTCGCGCCGCATTCTGGAAGTGGGTCGCCGAATGGGCCGCGCTAGTCCGTTCCCCTTCAGATCTGGGATATGACGGCGCATCGTTCAAGCTTCCTGAGTTGACAATCAATCATCACGTTGTGGCATCTGACGTCATGACGGAACGCAAGGCGGGCCTGCTTTTCCCGCTCGAAGCGAAGACACTATCAGAACGACGAGGCGCCAGGAAAGCCAGTGTTGATGATCGGGTACGCATGTGCGCCGAGATGGTAAATGCGAGCGATGAGCCGTGGGTTGTTTGGTGTGACCTGAACTCTGAATCCGATGCGCTAACGAAAGCTATCAACGGATCCGTTGAGGTTCGAGGGGCTGACGACATTGACACCAAAGAGTCAAGGCTCGCTGCGTTTGCGAATGGTTCCGCTCGCGTGCTAGTGAGCAAACCTTCCATCTGCGGGTTTGGGCTCAACTGGCAACACGCGCGCAACATGGCTTTCGTTGGCGTAACGGACTCATGGGAGGCGCATCATCAAGCGGTGCGTCGAGAGTGGCGATTCGGTCAAAAGCGCCCCGTGTTCGTTCATATATTCACCAGTGATCTCGAGGGTAAGGTAGTATCCAACCTCGAGCGCAAAGAAGCCGCCGCTGCTCGAATGTCCGACGAACTAAGTCGAGAGACAGCCGAAGCTGTGAAGTCTGCGATTCATGGCGCAGCGCGAACAACAACGGAATATACAGCGAGTGAACAGATGACATTGCCAGCGTGGCTGGTCGAGGAGGTAGCGTGACTAAGGTTTTGGATCAGGTAATAGGCGACAGATATGCGGCGTATCACGGGGACTCGGTCGAGGTTCTGAAAGGGATTCCAACGAACAGTGTCCACTATTCGATATTCGCGCCTCCGTTTGCATCTCTGTACACCTACAGTAACTCGGCGCGAGATATGGGCAACGTTCGCGACGCTGGCGAGTTCTATAGGCACTTCCGCTTTCTCGTCAAAGAACTCTATCGTGTAATGATGCCAGGCCGCTGCCTGAGCTTTCACTGCATGCTTTTGCCGACTTCGAAAGAGCGCGACGGTTTCATTGGCATAAGCGACTTTCGCGGCGGACTAATTCGCGTGTTCAAGCGCGTCGGATTCATCCACCACTCTGAGGTCGTAATTTGGAAAGACCCCGTAACCGCCATGCAACGCACGAAAGCAATCGGCTTGCTTCATAAGCAGCTCAAGAAGGATTCGTGTATTAGCCGACAGGGTATTCCGGACTACCTAATCACGATGCGCAAGCCAGGAGACAACCCGGAGCGCGTTACCCATGACAACGACTCGTTCCCGGTCAAGCTCTGGCAGAACTACGCTTCGCCAATCTGGACCGATATCAATCCGAGCGACACTCTGCAATATCGAAGCGCCCGCGAGAACGAAGATGAGCGTCACATCTCCCCGCTGCAACTCGAGGTGATCCGCCGAGCGCTGAAGCTTTGGACGAACCCAGGAGACATCGTACTTAGTCCATTTGGTGGCATCGGAAGCGAGGGCGTAGTGGCTCTTGAGGAAGGGCGCAGAGCTGTTCTGGTTGAACTCAAGAAGTCATATTACAAGCAGATGGCGGCCAATCTGAAAGTAGCTCAGGACCAAGAACAGCAAGGGCTTTTTGCGAAGGTTCTCGGATAGGAGAGCATGCGTGAGCAACTGGACCTTTTCAACTCCCATAGTCTTGAGGCTGGCGCGCCGATATTGGTTGCTGAAAACATGGAACGAGGCGGACTATCGGAGCTTCCTTGTAGCATCTGCTTCGAGCTATCCAGCTACCGAGTCCCCTACAAGCCAAACGGCGCGCGACTCTGCCGATGCTGCCTGTCCAGGTTCTGCAACAAGCACAGCAGCCGAGATAGCGGATTGTGCTTCCGATGTATTGCGAAAGGCCGGTGGTAAGTGAACCCGCTGAGATATGCCAGGGGCGACTCAACATTCCGGGCTTTGGCGCAAGATCTAGGAATTAGCGAGCGAACTGTTCGGCGCATCCAATCGCGGTTGGTTTTGAAATTGCGCGGAGAATACACTGAACCCCGTTCGCACTGCTCGATATGCGGCGAGCCGGACCATTGCAGACGAACGTGCGAAAGGAGACACGATGCCGAACGAAATGCCTAAGTACGAGTGGGCTCAAAATTGTTTTCCGGTAAATCAGCGAGAATATCAGCTATTGCCGCCACCTGGGGACGGTTGGACGCTGTCAGCGGAGCATCTGTCCGCGGATGGTTCCGCGCTCGTCTGCATTTGGTGCAGGGTCAAGCTGTGACTCCCTACCGTTGGCGCGAGCGCAAGTGCCACTCCGGCAAGAAGGCGTTTGGGATTGCCAGGGAAGAGAAAACGGAATCGAAACAAGGAGAGTTGTTCTGATGGGAGACTTCTACAGCGAGAGCTACATAAGAGCCAGGAAAACACAGTATTGCGAAGTGTGCCGGCGCACGATTCGGCCAGGCGTGCGTTACGTCAAGATCGCTCAAGTCTATCAAGGTGACTTTCATCACAATCTAACTTGCCGGATGTGCAAGGCGCTAATCGCGACGATGTTTCGCTTATTCGATTTGGACGAAATGGACTATCAAGCTGCAAGAGAAGAGGCCAGGGACTACGCGATGAATAGGCCAGACAAGCGGATCAGGTGGTTACGGCTAAGAACCGAATGGCGTAAGCAGCTCAGGGAGATAGCCCTATGAACCGCGACGAATACCTCGCTCGCATGCCCAAGACTCTCGGAAAAGCGTCGGCAAACGACCGCAAGCTGATGGAACTGATGGGGCGCGGGAAGGATGAGAAGACTCCTAAGCGATCGAAGTATGGCAACGTGAAAGTCGAGATAGACGGGTATACGTTCGATAGTAAAGCCGAAGCCAACTATTACCAAGACCTAAGGATGCTTCACGAGAGACACAAAATACGATTCCTTATCGTCCACCCCGGATGGGATCTTGGCAGTTGTTACTACAAAGCCGACTTTAGTTTTGAGCAGATACAACACGATCCGAGCGCCGGAAACGCGTTTGATTATTGGAAATTCAACGTGGTTGACGTCAAAGGCGTCCTAACTCGCGACTTCAAAATCAAACTCAAACTCATGCGCGAGAAGTACGGAATCGACGTGAAGCTACTAACTTCCGACTCCGATCCGAGGCTGTTCAAATGAGCTATTTCACCCGCCTCATGGGCACGCACAAGAAGAGCACGCGCAAGCCGGGGGATGTTTTTGGAGTCGTCAGAATCGTCAGACACCGTGGAGACAACGCGAACAACCCGTTGTACTTCGATTGCAAGTGCCTCGTATGCGGCCGTGAGCTTCCGGTGGCGTCAAACAGCCTGACTAACTTTCGAGGCCGTAAACACTGCTCGCACGACTGCAAGCGCGAACATTCAGAAGCAAAGGCGGTTGCGTGATGGCATGGGAAGTAGTCGAAGACCTAGGAATCAGACCAGCTAAGCGCCGGTTCAGAAAGATGGCAAAGCACTACATGTGCCGGTGCCCTGGATGCGGATGTCTACGCGTCATGACCGCGAGCGAGTTGTCGGCTTACGAATGCAACGAGGTTCAGGGCTGCCTAGACTGCAAACGCAAGAGAGCAAAGTCGTGACCAAAACCCCCGTCATCTACGATCACAACTGCCAATGCGGACGCGCGTTCAAGGTTCGGATGCGCCCGTTTTGCCAACGATGTATTGACGAGCATCGGGCGAATCATCACCCGGGCGCGCGCAGCACACAGAGGCAGATTGAAGACCTAAACCAACGCGTTGAGCAAAACGAAAACATCCAATGGCTACTGGCGGCCCGACGGCATCGGGCGGAGATGGGACGATGACAGTCATATATCAGGACCCTCCAAAGCCCCAAAGCAAACCTGAATTGCGCGTTCTAACATCGAAGCCTCTACGAATATCACAAGGCCTAAAACTTGAGTTTGGAATATTCGACGCAACCAACGAGGGGAAGCTTCGATTTATTGACCCGAGCGGCCAAGAATTTGAGTACGAATTAGAGCAAGCAAAGATAATCGCTGCAAATATTGGTCGATTGGTTGGCGATGTCAGAATTCAAAGCGAGAAACGCTCTGGATACCGCAGCATAAGCGCCAAATTGATTGACGGATCAATCGTAGTCACCTATCACAACAAGGAACACCAAACCCATCTAGTGCGCGGTCGAAAGCTTTTGCGTAATTGCAACTGCTGCAAGTCGCTATCGAAAGACACGTGGATGCGAACTCCGGAGCGCAAATGGGAGGGTTCATGGGATAGCTTCACAATCTGCACAAGCTGCATGGACGGGCTTCTTGGTAAGGTTGGGATCCGAGCCGTCAAGTGACATCCACCCTCTGGCATTGCTCCCGCTGCGGAATCCTCAGGGAGCGCCGCGGGTCGTCCGAGTGGTGCCATTCATGCGCGAACCCCGGACGCTCGTCCGCTAGAAATGGGGCGACCTCTTTTTTTGTCGCTTCCCGCCGATTAGCCTCCTGAGCAAAGGCAAGACTGAGATGACCCAAACCGCCCGCCAACTCGCCGCAACCCGCAAGTCCGAAGCCCTGGCGCTGATTGACAGGCTCCGCGCAGCTGTTGCCGCCTACGACGCCGACTCGGACAACTACGGCGTATCGGGCAGCCTTGGGTTGGGACAACGATACAGCACAAAACCAGCCCTGGTCCAACCGTCCCAACCGTCCCAACGTATATGCGCGCACACATAAGAGGAGGGGCAAGGGGTGCGCCCCGATTTCTCGCAACTGTATGAAAC